TGAAATCATAGATCTGCATGGTTCTCAGTTCAACTTGCGTGGACGTGCGCGACACGGCACGCAGTACAAGACGGGTTTCTCCCGCTTGTCTGGCTCCCCTGAAACTGCGTTGTTCAACTCATTGGCCAACGCTTTCATGGTTTACGTCACCTGGCGCATATGCGGCCTTACAGCAGAACGCGCCTGGGCCTCCATGGGCATTTACGGAGGTGATGACGGCTTGACGGCTGACTTAAATGTTGCTAAATATGTAGAAGTCGCCGCCAAGTTAGGAATGAAGACCACGGCTGAGGCAGTTCCCCGTGGCCAGATTGGAGTCAAGTTTTTAGCTCGTTGTTATTCGCCTGAAGTGTGGTTTGGAAGTCAAGATAGCTGCAGCGACCCTCTACGTCAGCTAGCAAAGTTCCACACAACAACGCATCTGCCCTCAAATGTCACTCCCTCTCAGAAATTAATTGAGAAGTGCCGTGGGTTTTACCTCTCTGATCGCAACACACCTGTGTTGGGCCAGCTCGCTACGAAAGTGATGCAACTGGAAAATAAGAAGAATGGCGGTGACAGCCTCATCATCGAGGTGCTTCCTTTAGAAGATGTGGCCGCCACTCCAGTAATTGATAATTACAGTTCACGTTTAGTAAGGAACTATGCGTCACTTGCACCAATTAACGAGCAGTACCCCAACACTAACGAGACAGGATGGATGCTACCGCTCATCCTCACTCAGATCCCTACCTTCTGTGTTGATCGCTTCGAATCGCATGTCTTATCTAGCGCCACACTCGAAGCACTCCTTCAATTTCCACTCTGCGCGGAGCCGGTCCGTCCAGATGTTGGTAAGCCGGTCATTGTTCAAGAGGAATTACTCACGCCCATCGTCAAAATCAGCCCTGACCCCGCGCCACCTGTTCAAGCGGCGGCGCCAGCAAAGGTTGAGGCTCCAAAACCTCCCGATGATCCACACGCTGGTCATCGATGGAGTCGTCGAGAGAAGTGCTATCGTTGTCATCCCGAGAGAATGCCAGCCGAATGGCGAACAGCCAACAAATCAAAATCTCCTGGATCCGATAAGCCACTTGCCCGAAAGCCCTCGCCCCGACGATCTGACGAATTGGGATCGCAACCTTCCCCTCCTGCACCCCACAAACCCAGTGCTCCACGGCCTGATCTACCCCGAGCAGATAGTAAGTCTCGAGAACAGAGATTGGGAGGACGAGCTCTGGGACGCGGAGTTGCGCGAAGAGACAAACCGCTTGCTGGAAGCAACTTACAATGCAAGCATAAATGGAGAGGACCTCCCGCCAGTTGCCCTCAATGCAATCCTGACGGGTATCGCGACATACTGCCCCCACGACATGAGGAGAACCCTCGAGTTGATGAGCGAATTGCAAGACCTGATCCCGGATCCGTTCCAGCGGCTAAAGCTGCTCGTACATGGGCTCAGGTTGTCAAATCCAACTCGGGCAAGCCACCAGAGTCTAGCTAGGTGCGCTTGAAGATAGGAGATGGGCGTTGACGACTTGGCGTCGACGCGTTCGATTTTAAATTGATCCACTGTTTTCCATCCCCTAGCCTAAAACGAACATGGCCCGGAGAAATAACAAACGCGGCACTAAAAGACAACCTAAAGCCGCCTCAAAGCAACAAACCAAAAACAACAAACCTAGACGCAGTCGCCGCTCCAAAACCAAGCTGGCGACCAAATGCACACTTTCACCAGTCGCCTGCCAATATGCGGAGACACTTGCCCACCCGGACACAGGTCCCCTTCTGGGCATCCCAAACGGTGATACCATTTATTCCAAGAAAGTTAGAGTGTGGTGCAGAGGCACAGTCGCCACTGCTGCCAATGCTAACTGCACTCTCCTCTGCCAGCCGTTTGCAGCCATGACCAATAACTGCAACGTGCTAGTTGCCACCTCCGGTGGTACCGCTTTCCCAGGCAACTTGGCGAGCGGTTCCACTACTAACGCCCCATACGCCGCCGCGGAATTTGACTCAACCAAAGTCCAAGGCCGGTTGGTTAGTGCGAGCCTTCGTGTCCGTTATGTAGGGACACAGCTCAATGCGGGTGGTGTGCACTATGGACTCCAAGAGCCCACACACGGTGGGATCCAGAACAAGGATGAGACATTCATCCTGTCTTCCACCTGTGGAGAGCAGAGAGCAATTACTGCGGGAGAACCCTGGTTCGAGGTTACTTACCGCCCCGTCGACCACCATGACACATCTTGGATTGACACCGTTACACGAACTGATGCTCACACCTACGACCTCAAGAGCGACGGAGCTATCGCCGCTTACGGAGCCTACCCATTCATGGGCATTTTCACCAAGGCTGCCGCAGCTACCCAGAACATACAATGGGAATTCTGGGCGGTTGTTGAGTACTCAGGACCCAATGTCGTTGGCAAGACACTCACCCCCCCCGATCTCCAGGGGTGGGCGTCAGTCATCGCCGCACACTCGCAATTTGACGAGATGCACGCAAATATAAACAGCAGACGCGACTCTGCACAATCCAGTTACGTTTCAGATACAATTAAATCATATGCTGACTATCTTCTCAACGCTGCTGCTCCATATGCTAAGACTTTTGCAGTCAACGCCGGCACTGCACTTCTACAGAATTATATGCCACGCCCTCGTGCTATACTTCCTGCACGTCATCGTCAGATATTGCAATGACATGCTGGCCCAAGCACTGCACCAGCTTGGTATGTGGAGCAATCATCCTTTCCACCTGCGAGTGGAGGAGGAGGAACTGGACTTGACGTAACTCCAGCGTCCGCCCCACCCGCCGCAGGCCCATCAATCACGCCACCTCCAAATGACGTGACCTCACCCACACCCAAGCCCACGCCTGCCCCACCACCTCGCTTGGACCACCCCGCTGCTGGTGTCGACGTTCCAAAACCCGTCGACCCCGCCACCGTGCATGGTCCCGGCCCACCTAAGTCACGCGATAAAGGTGGAGCCTTCGTGGAGGTGCCAGACGCGGCCACCGTTGTAAATGTGACTTTCACACCCAAACTCAGCGAGCCTCTCCTCAAAGACCCACCTATGTATCCACCGTTGCAATTCAAACCAAAACCACTTCCCCCACCTAAACCTCCACCATTGGACACTTCACCCACGCCTGAGCCTACCTCAAACGACCCATGGCTCTCGCTCACCGACAAGCCACACGGCAACTTTCCAACGCCCTACGAAGTTATCCAAGATATTCTCGGCCACATATTTTAACTGCTTGCCCCGCAGCCACCGAC